CTGCTTCATCGCCTATAACGGCGAGTGGCTACTGACCGCATCCTCCGGCGTAACCCTAAGCTAACCCGCGCGATCCGCGTATCACTTCTCCTGGCTCTCCACCGGGGCGGTTCCGTTTGTTTGCTTCTCCTCCGCCTGAATCGCCCCGCTTTTTCGTTCGCGTTTAGAAATTCATGATCGATACCACCTGCCCTTACTGCCTTCGGACTTTCGGGTATACGCCCGGGGCGAAAGCCATTTGCCTGAATTGCGGGCTAGAAAATACCTCCCTCCCAGTCGACGTGCACCGGCCCGCACTGAAGGCTCCCGAGACCGCCGCCCTCGCGCCCGTGGCTGAGCGCGCTGTGATGCCCGCTCCTTTGATCCGACCCCTTTCTCCTCCGAAGACCAAGACACGTCGCAAACGAAAAGAGCCGCGCTAGATGGGATACACCCGACAGACCGCGCTTCCCGTTGCGGAAGTCGTCAGCCTGGCCCAGGCGCGGAACTTTCTGCGGCTGCCGCCCTCGTTTACCCAGGACGATGACCTGATCACGGGATTCATCCAGGCGGCGCGGGAAGAAGGCGAAATCCGGACCGGCCGCGCACTCTCTCAGCGCACCTTCGCCCAGGTGCTCGATTCGTTCCCGTATTTCACGGACACGATTCAATCGCAGCTCGCCTATCCGCCGAGCTATTATTCGCTGCCGCGCTATTCGACCACGCTGTGGAACTACTCGCAGATGATCAAGCTCGACTTTTCACCGTTGATCAGCATCCAGTCGTTCAACTACATCGACACCAACGGCGACTTGCAAAGTCTGGCCGAAGACGTCGATTACATCGTCGACCGGCAAACCGAAGACGCGCGCATTTTCCCGATTCCGGGCCAATACTGGCCGCCCTGCCTGTATACCCCGAACGCGGTACAGATCAACTTCACCGCCGGGTACGATCCGAATCCAGCAGCCGTCGACACCTACGTCGTGAATGTGAGCCCGCCCGAAGAGCAGCCGACCTCGACCATCGTTAGCGGCGTACCTCAGATGATCATCCTGGCAATCCTGAATCTGGTGGCCTATTGGTACAACAACCGGGGGGCCGCGGGGATGGTGCCGCCGCGCATCGAACAGATCTTCCTGAATAACGCCGTCAACGATTGGTCTCCGTCGCGGGGATAGGTAACTATGCCTGCGCGTCCGCTCTATACCGTCACTCCCGAAGGCTGGCCTCAGGTCGACATCGGCCTGATGCGGCACTGTATCAAGATCCAGCAGCAGGGAAATGGTACGCGCGTGGGCGAGTTTGACATCGGCGGAGCCATTCCGAGCGACTGGCAGGATCTGTTTACCGGGGTCATGGCCGCGATCGAAGTGATGCGCGGGACGGATGTCATTCGCTCCGGACAGACCACCACCCAGTTATTTATTACGGTGGTGATCTGGTTCATTCCGGATCCAGTAAATCCATATGCTCCGGGAGTCACTTCCAACATGCGAGTGATTTCCGATAACGGAAGCGCCTACGTCATTCAATCCGTAGAAAACGTACTCGAACTCAACGTAATTCTAGTGTTAAACTGCCTTGCCCTGGGACAAAACGCATAACGGGTTGGATGCTCTTTTGTTGCCGCTCTTCAGCGGAGATCTTCGAAGATCAGGCGCGCCCCGTTCGCGCTCGGAGGTGTAACGGAATGGACGAAGTGAACAAAGAAGAAGCTCCCGGAACGAAGACAGGACATCCGGCGCAAACCGCCGCGCACAAAGAATCGGAGAAGCCGAACACTGTGCCGCATCGGATACACCAAAGCGTTCGCCTCAATCGACCCGAACTGCTGAAGAAAGCCGCCGAACAGGACCGCGGGCACGCTGCCGCAGTCGAAGCCGACCGCAAGCAGCAGGCAAAATACTGGCAGGAACAAGGCGCGACCATGGGCCTGGTCACGGTGATGGTGAACGGAACGACGCATCGCATCCCGGCTCAGCCAATCATTGTCGATCTGTTCAAGGCGATGATTCGCGTACCCGGCCCGCTCAAGCTGGATGGGCGGCTTCTGTCAGATCCTAACGAGGTATTGAGCTTCGTGGGCGGCGAGTACTTCACAACCTTATAAGAAGACATGAAACAGTTTTTGATCGACTTTCTGAAATTGCTAGAGCGAGAATTACCCCCTCCGGCAAATTGCCATCACGGGATAGGTTACGCGCAATTCGGCAGCGACAGCACTGGATGGGAAGATCGCCTCGCCCTTCAGATCAATGTGGGCGGCGTCTTCCATTGCTTTTTCTTGGATGAAGCAGATTTCGAAAAGACCCCGGCGCGGCTAGTAACCGAAGTCGTGACCGAGATGAAGAAGTCTGGAAACTTCCAGGAGGGTATTTCTCTCGGTCGGTACGTCTAGAAATTTCAGTGAGCCCCGAAGTGCGCACGCGGGAATCCTGATCCTCGCAGCACGCCGCTGGAAAGCACCAACGCATAAGCATCTTCAACCCAAAAGCGATGAATCCAACAGTCACGGCATTATGTCTCACGCATAATCGACCGCACTTCTTACCGCAGGCAATCGCCTGCTTTCAAGCGCAGACCTACGCGGAGCGAAAGATGCTGATTCTAGCCGACGGGCAGGACATCCGCCACCTGGTCCCGAACGATCCATCCATCCGGCTGGAAGTACTCTTGAATCCCCCGGCAACGATCGGAGAGAAGCGCAACCTCGGATGCTCCCTGATCGACACGGACCTGATCGCGCATTGGGATGACGACGACTGGTATGGACCAGAGCGATTAGCCGACCAGATCGCGCGTCTCCTCCAGGCGGGGAAATCCGTGACAGGCTATCGGACGGCGGAATTCCGGCAGCCCTCTACCGGCAAACGCTGGATCTACCAGAGCGGAGATGCCAGTTTCGGAATCGGCGCGTCCCTTCTGTTCCGGCGGGACTGGTGGCAGGCCCACCCCTTCCCGCCTCTCCAAATCGCGGAGGACAATGCTTTCGTCAACGAAGCGCGGGATGTGGGACAGATTGTTGTAGCGGACGCCCACCAGCACTTCGCTGTAACCATCCACCCGGGCAACACCAGCCCCAAAGACACGATCGGGAACGCCTCTTACCGGGCACTTCAATGAGCGTATATTTTTGCATCCCCAGTGCCCGTCCGGACGGCGGCACGGCGCGGCATTGGAAGTTCATGGGCTACCGGCTGGCCCTCTGGCGCGATCGCGAGGACATCGTTTCCAGTTTCGGACCGGACGACATCCGCATCACCGCACCGTATCCAGGCTATTCGCAATCCGTCAATGCCCTGATGAAGGCAGCATTCGACGCGGACCCCGATTGCCAATGGTGTGTTACCGGCGGGGATGACACCCTGCCCGATCAAGGGACCAAGCCGGAAGTGATCGCGGCACAGTGCACGCAACATTTCAACGGCACTTTTGGCGTCATGCAGCCCACCGGGGACGCCTGGGCGGACCGGAGCATCGAGCGAATCTGCGGATCCCCCTGGGTCGGCCGGGACTTCTGGCGGCGGACCTATGGCGGAAACGGCCCGATGTGGCACGAGTATTGGCATAACTTCAATGACAATGAACTACAGGACGTCAGCCTGCATCTCGGCGTGTTGTGGCAGCGGCGCGATCTAACGCACTTACACCAGCACTGGATGAGGGAAACGAATACCAACGGGATCCGGGTGCACGCGAGACCTCCGGAGTTTTTGAAGCGCGCGGCCGGAATCGAGCTGTTCAGCGCCATGCGGGTCATTTATGAGCAGCGGCGCGCGGCCGGCTTCCCCGGCGCGTTCGAACCGGCATTCGAATTACGGGCTGAATCGAGAATCGAAGCCCTGGAGGCAAGATGAACAGTCAGTACGGCGAGGACGATATTTTCGTACCGCTCTTGGGCGACAAGCCGGGGCGAATCCTGGATTTTGGAGCCTATCATCCGAAGGACAAGAGCAATTCGCGCACGCTGATCGAAAAAGGCTGGGAGGCGGTCCTGATCGACGTATCGCCCTACGCCATGCAATCGCTGCTCGAAGAGTATGGCGAAAATCCGAAGGTGACTCTCATGAATGCGGCGGTCGCGCCCCAGAAATGCGGGCTCATGCGGATCCGGATGACCGCCGACGGCGTTTCAAGCAACGATCCGGCGGTGATTCAGGTCTGGGAGAAGGTCGGGGGATACCGGGGCTGGGTCTACGTTCCGACGATCGGAATTCAGGATATCTGGGACCAGTTCGGACAGTTCGACTGCGTGTCGATCGACGTCGAGGGCAGCAGCGCCGAAATCGCCATCGAGTGGCTGAAGATGGGCGGCCGGTCCAAGGTAATGATCGTCGAGCACGATAACCGCATCGTCGAAATCATGCAGGTGGCCCAGGAATGCGGTTACAAGTGCGTCTTTGCCAACGGCACCAACATCATTCTCAGCCTATGAGCAACGTCTACCTGACCTTCTCGGGCCGCGCCTACGACGACACAACGAAGCTGATCGTCGACCGCGCGCCGCGCTTCGGAGCGGATCGAGTGATCGTGGCGGACGACGCATGGTTGATGACTCAGCCGTTCTACCGGGACCATCAATGGCTATGGGCGAAGGCGATCGCGGAAATACGTCGGGATCTCAGTTCGCAAATATCCGGAGTTTGGCAGCATGACCGCCAATGCTGGTTTTCGGCTACCGGAACGAAGGCTGAATTACGAAGACATCTTCGACCCGTGCCGGCCGATTTCGAGGGAGATCCTCGTCGCGGCGAATACCTATTTATCCATCACGGTTGAGGGGCGGCGCTATCACTGCGACATCGTGGAAGCGCAAGACCTGCCGGAAGATCCCGATTCGGTGTACGTGAAACTGAGCCATTTCCGGGAAGTGACCGAATGAACCTGATCGGCATGATGCTCGTCCGCAATGAGGACTGGTGCTTAGGGTTGAGCCTCCGCGTCGCGCTCCGTTGGTGCGATTCCGTAGTAGTCATGCTGCACGCCTGCACAGACCGATCCTCTGAAATCGTCTCCGAGATTCAAGCGGAAGCGCCGGGCCGGGTACATGTCCTGGTCGTATCGGAGACTTCCTGGTTCGAGATGATTCAGCGCCAGGACGTTTTGCGGGACGCGCGCGAACTGGGCGCGACGCACGTAGCCATCATCGACGCGGACGAAGTACTGACCGGGAATCTCCTGCCCACAATCCGCGGCACAATTCACGATACTCCGGCGAATCACATCGCCTTCCTGCCGGGCTACAACCTGCGCGGCGGGATTGATCGCTACCACTCCTCGGGCGTCTGGGGAAACCGCTGGTTCTCCGTAGCGTTCAGGGATTCCTTGGATCTGCACTGGGCGGGCGATCGCTTTCATCACCGGGAACCCATGGGGAAGCCGTTGACTCCCTGGAGACCGGTCGCTCAGGGACAGGGCGGCGTGATGCACCTTTGGGGCGCGAGCGAGCGCCGATTACGGGCCAAGCACGCGCTTTACAAATTAGCCGAACGTATCCGCTGGCCGGAGAAGCCAGTTCCCGCCATCGACGCGCAGTACAGCCTGGCTATCAAAGATACCGGATGGAGGTTTTCGCCCACACCTGAATGCTGGTGGAATGCCTATCGGGACCTGATGCCGTATCTTCATGTCGATGCTGAACCATGGCAGGAAGAAGAATGTCGAAGGCTTGTATCTCAATACCCCGGGGTTGAAAGTGGTTTTGATTTGTTTGGAGTGACCAATTAGAGCTGGATCAGTTAGAGCTGTTCGCTGATACGTTGCCGCTCTTCTCGGTGCTCATCTCGGGTTCGAGGTTGCCCCGTTCGCGCTCGGGAATGGGCCACGCCTATCGGGATTCGAACCCGAAACCCTTACAGCCATGGTCGTGGCACTCGTTCACAGTAAAAACCGTTTTAGAGGCGTTTGCCAGTTCCGCCAGAAGCGCAGCCCAGCCCAGTTTAACGAATCATCCACTCCGAAGTGCGCACGCGGGAATCCCGATCCTCGCAGCACGCGGCTGAAAAGCACCAACGCATAAACATCTTTCAAGAGCAATTGATGATTTTTCAAGGATTAGTCCAGTTAGTGCAGAAGAACACGAACGTCAGCTCATTAACTCCCAACGGAGGAGGATATGACGCGGAACTCCCAGAGAATCAACCGCTGCCAAGTTGGACCTATCTGCAGGTGTCGGATATCCCGAATACAACGCTCCAGACGGTCACGGGATTGATGACCATGCGATTGCAGATCGACTGCTACGGATACACGCCCTTTGACGCGATCATGCTTTCAAAGGCGATCGACGGAATCCTGAACGGGTATCAGGGCACCTTATCCGATCCCGACAAAACCTATGTGAGCGCGTGCATTCGAAGCGACCGGATGAACTTCTTCGACCCGGCGGCGCGCACCCAGCGGCGGATGCTCGAATACGAGATTTTGTACTGCGAATAGATCCGTAAATACCCAGAACGCCTGACGCCCCCGGCCTTCTCTTCCCCAAGTTTCCCAACGCATTCCCGACCCCCACAAGGAGAAAAACACTTCCATGCCTTTTAGCGCCCCCACTACGTACGCCTCCAAAGCGAACGCCGGATACCAGAGCCAATTATTGATCGGGTCTTCGGCGAGCCCGCCGGTTTATACCCCGGTCCTCGAAGTCAAAACCATCCAGCCCGACCAGGCGTCCATGCCCGAGATCGACACCACGCATCTGCTGTCGGTGGCGAATACGGAAGAGTTCGTGCCCGGCATGATCAAACCGGGAAAGGTGACGATCGGCGGAAACTTCATCGGCGATTCGACCCAGTTGAACTTCACCACGCTCCTGCAGGCGCAGACGATCTTCCCGTTCCAGGTGACCGCTCCCGTTCAGCGCGGAGCGAAGACCTACACCCTGGCCGGCAATGCCTTCATCGCCTCGTACAAAAACGGCCCCTTCGAGAACAATAAGGCGATCGAATTCCAGGTCGAGCTGCAGATCACCGGCGTCTATACCGAGACCGTCGCCTAATCCCCGTGCAGAGGCGTACCTTCTTCGGGGCCTTGACCGCCGGCGTAACGGCATCCGCGGGCGCTCCGCCGTCCGCGGCCTCCCCGAAATCGACAGCCGACAGCGACTCGTTCGCGAATCGGAGTTTACCCCAATGGCTGATCCGGCGGGTCGAGTTTCGCTTTGAGGGAACACGCTGGCCGGTGATCTTCACCCACAAGGCTTTGTTGATCTGCGAGGAACTGACCGGGGAAGACATGCTCAATAAAGAGATCGGGCGCCCGTCGGCCCTGATGCTGCGCGCGTTGATCTTTTCCGCTCTGACGGCGGCCGGGGCGAAATGCTCTCTCGGCGCAGTGGGGGATCACATCCCGTTCTCCCGGCTCGAAGCCACGCAAAAGTGTGTGCTGGATGCGTGGCTCGCCTCCATGCCCGATCCCGAGAAGCCGCCGCGATCTTCTGTTCAGGATCAGGAAGCGGCCGTACCCGCGACGGAAGCGCAGAAGCTGACCTGGCTCGAAGCGTACGCCGTCGCTCGCGAATATCACAAACTGTCAGATCAGGAATGGCTCGACATGACCCCGCGGCAGTTCCGCGCGCTTCAGAAGTTCCGTCTGCACGAGATGCAGCGGCAGGAGTTGATGGTCGGCATTCTGGCCGCTACCACTCAGAATTTCTCCGCCTGTCACCCGAAACAGCCCGTCACCCCGGAATCGTTCATGCTCCACAAGTTCACGGAAAAAGAGCCCGAGCCGGTGACTGGTGAATTGATTATGGAAGTCGTCGCAAAATCCTTCGGAAAAATGAAATGACCGATTTTAAAGCTATTACCTTCACTCTTGACAATGACTCGCAAGTCTACACGCTGGCGTTCGATCT